TTAACACTTGTAGACTTTTTAGAATATATGTCTAGCAAAGGGTTTGATGTAAACAACAGTACGCTTTATAATATTGTTGAACCTAATCATTATAGTTTTAATGCACTAACAGATGAACAAAGACATACAGCAATAGATAAGTTACAAGCATACGCAAATACAGTAACGCATACAGAACATTTAAGATATGTAAATGGTGTTATTGATTACTTGCACAAGTCAACATTTGATCAAAGTGCAAATGATTTGTTTAAATCTAAAAATATGTATTTTGATAAAATACGTAATCGTTCTTTTAACGAAACGTTCCCAGAACTTATTGATGTATTAACGGATTAATTTGCGTATTAGGACGCATAATAGTTTCGTACTTTAACATATCTAACCAACGCGGTTTCATTTCATATAAACTAAAGCCATTACCAGGTTGTCCTAGACAAGCACCTTTCATTAGTTTGATCCACGTCTTTTGTGTAGCACCTACTACTTGATCAGTATTATCACTCCAGTCATGCTTGAATACGTTTTTTAAGTAATCGTAATGTTCAAGTGGAGTAGGGTGTCCGTCTTGAAATATTTTATGTACAATCTTTCTATCTTTTGCTATTTTAGCCTCTAAGTTATTGTTCCATAGTGTACTATAAAAGCTAGGTAGTATTTGATGTAAACTTTCGTCATACATTTCTGTAAGTGTTTGTAAGTTTAAGTTAGGATTCTTTTTTAGATCCCACTGGTTTGAAAACTCAAAATCTAACATCTTAATCATGTGATGATTAGTACGATGTTTAAGTAATTGATGGGCACTTTTAATTAGTGCAAAATCTCTAACATAAGATCCAAACTCACTAAAGTAGTTTTCAATAAACTGTTCATCGTAGGATCCTTGCGAAAATATATTACCTGGAACTAGCCAACCGTCTTTTTCAGGTAAGTATCTATCTTCACGGCATACATTAGTCCATTGTACAATAACTAAATCATTATGATCAAAATTGTATATGTTATCAGCCTGCATAATCATGTTGTGTATATACTGATTACCTGCACCACTACGACCAAAGTTTCTAAACTCTGCTTCAGGAAATTCTACACCTAGTATGTTTGCCCATGTACCCCATTGATACCCAGTAAAACTACAGCCAAATGTAAAAATCCTTCTAGGATGGTTATGTATTAGTTTCTTCATTCTTTTTCTCTTTTAAATATTTAACCAAATCAAACATAACGTTTTTAGTATGCTTTTCTTGTATCATAGTTTTAAGGTTGTGTACAGATATATCTGCAAATCTAAACTTCCAATTGATTGCTTTTTTAGGATCTAACTGTTGTAGGTGGTCTACTTGCCTAGTTATTTGTGCTTTAAGTTTAGTCCAACGCTTGTATGTATCTCGTTCATCATCAAAGCTATAATCAAATAACTCAGTATATAGTTTGTAGCCGTAGTCTTGTAATTTCTGATTACACTGATGCTGACCAAATATAATAAATGGTTGTAAATGGTATATACTTCTAAATGTTTTTTCACTCCAGAACAAGCTAGTACCGTTCCAGTTTTCTGCAAATGTTTCGTTTACAACTTGAAATAATGTTTGCTGATGCAAGTAGCTGTTTAGACTTAAAGCATGATTAGTTATAAAATCCTCTGTATCAACTGTAAGAGGTAGAATATTTTTATTCCAAGTTTTTAAATTAGACCGACTAATATTTGAACCTATTGGTAACAGATAACTTTCCATATGTTTGATAGTTTTTTTATCAAATCTGTTATGACTTACTAATCCGTGATTGTATAAATCACTGTGAAAAATTTCATATGCACTTAACGTCCGGTGTGGCCTGTTAACACGACTTAGGCTTAAAAATGATTTACCTGTGTAACGTTTTTTTGTTTGTTCTATTTCTTCTTCTAGTCGCTCTTGCAAAATAAGTTCAATAGGTTTCTTTTCAATTTGTTGTCCAATAGCATTACCAGGCTTCATAGCACCTGCTATTCCAAATATCATACTTTCAAAATTATTAAATGTAACAACTTTAATTGATCGTTCAATCCCGTGTTCCATATTATAACGTATAATATTATCGTTGTCGTACATGTTTGAACTAAAGAAAATAATTTTTTCAGGATCTACTCTTGCTTGTTTACAACTATAATATAGTACATCAAAAAACGGAGCATCGTGTATTGTACTAAAGCCTTCGGTACTAGCATCAAAAAAGAAAAAACATTTTGGATCTTTTCTTAATTTTGACTGAGCTCGTTGTTTAACATACTGAAAAATATTAACATCTTTCTGCCATTTAGGATAATCAATTAACGCATGTACAACAGACACATCACCAAACGCTTCTTGACTTAGTACTATTTGATCTTTTAACTTTTCAATCGACAGCGTAGTTTTTGGCTGTTGAATGAACGGGTTATGCATGATAGAGTCTTTAATTAACTTCATAAGGTATACTTTCCATAAATACTACTATATTTATGTACGTATATAATGATTGGAGATCATAGTGAAGATTGGGTTTATTGGTATAGGAAAACTTGGGTTACCTTGTGCAGAAGTTATTGCCGAAAAGGGGCATGATGTAACAGGGTATGATGTTGTTAATGTTAAGAGCGACAAAGTAACAGTTTGTTCTAGTATCAAAGAGACTGTTAAGGATAGAAATATTGTATTCATTGCAGTACCTACTCCGCATCATCCAGACTATGATGGCAAAGCACCTACGGCTCATTTAGAACCTAAAGACTTTGGATACGACATTGTAATTGATTGCATACGTGAAGCAAACATGCACATGAATAAAGATCAATTACTTGTATTAATTAGTACAGTATTACCAGGCACAGTACGTAGAGAATTTGCACCACTAGTAACTAATACTAGATTTGTTTACAATCCGTATTTAATTGCAATGGGTACAGTTGCATGGGATATGGTCAATCCTGAAATGATTATGATTGGCACAGACGATGGAAGTACTACAGGTGATGCAAAAGAATTAGTAGACTTTTACAAAACTATAATGGAAAACGATCCACGTTATGAAATTGGTACGTGGGACGAGTGCGAATGTATTAAAGTATTTTACAATACATTTATTAGTGCAAAAATTGGATTAGTTAATATGATACAAGATGTTGCAGAAAAGCAAGGACATATCAATGTTGATGTAGTAACTAATGCACTTGCTAAAAGCGACCAACGTATTATGGGTCCAAGTTATATGAAAGCAGGAATGGGCGATGGAGGAGCATGTCACCCAAGAGATAATATAGCTCTACGCTACATGGCTCAAAACTTGGGGTTGCAATATGATATATTTGATGCTATAATGAATGCAAGAGAAGTGCAGGCTAAAAATATGGCAAATTATTTGATTAAGATTGCTGAGGAGCGTTCTTTACCAATTTTGTTAAATGGCATTGCATATAAACCAGGAGTACCATATACTGACGGAAGTTACAGTTTGTTAGTAGGACATTATTGTAAAGAAGCAGGCTATCATTGTATTGAAGTTGATCCAATGGCTAGTCCACAAAAAGGTCCTTTTACAGCCGTAGCATTATTAGCACATCCAACTCTTTACTGTTATCTTAGTGAAGGAAGTGTTGTAGTTGATCCTTGGAGAGAGTTCGAGTCTAAAAAGTTAGAAGTATTCCATTATGGAAACACACGATGAAGAAAATTTTAATTGTTGGTGACAGTAATGCACTAGGTGAATGGGGAACTATTATTCCAGGACCTGCTTGTGCAAATCCTAAACACCCAGAACTATTTGAACCATGGAACAAAGACAAATACTTAGAAGGTTCTGCACCTAAGCCTTTTCAAGTTGTATGGCCAGGCTTTGGTTATAACTTAGATCAAATGGGTCATGCTACTGCTAACTATGCCTTTGGTGGATCAGGTAACTTTGAAGCAATTTTTAAAGTTGAAGAAGCATTAGGTCTTGCACCTTGTTTTACTAGTCCAGTATTTTATAAACCTAACTTAATTATATGGATGCTTACTGAGCCTTGCAGAGATTTAAAAAGAAGTCTATGGCCAGATGAAGCAGGACTATATGACTTGCAAAAGTATTACGACCAAAGCGAAGATAAAATTAAAAATGCTAACAGCATTAAAGAGATAAGTGATGAATTACTTACAATAGCATTAGATGGCGCACAAGCAATTTATGAGGAAACAGGTATACCTTGGTTAGTAATTGAAGGTTGGGGTAAACTACCTAAAGATATTAGTAAGTACACTTTTATAAAATATGTACATCGTGAATGGATGGATAAGATACTTGGAAGACCAGTACCATTAATTAGTAGCTGGGGTACAGCAGAAAATGTTCGTAGACGTAGACCAGACCTAACAGAAAATGCGGCAGAAAGTTTACGTATGTTTGCTAGACAAAAACCTGAACTTAATATTCCTGTGTTACCAGAAGGTGAAGATACAGAGTTTAAAACTATAGTTGACGAGTACGAAAACGTAATTAAAATTATGACAGACAGCGACAGGTTTCCAGATAACTGTCATGTAGATAGGGTAATACAAGAGGAACTAGCTAACGAGATAGCACCACATGTATGATATTGTTTTTATAAGTTACGGTGAAGCAAACGCTGATAGTAATTGGGATAAACTTAAACAACAGTATCCAATGGCAAAGCGTGTTAAAGACGTTAAAGGAATTCACCAAGCACACGTAGCAGGTGCTAAAAAATGTTTTACAAAAATGTTTTGGGTTGTAGATGGTGACGCTCAGATAGTAGACGATTTTAAATTTGATCACGAAGTCAGTAGTTACGATTTAGATTGTGTTCATGTGTGGAGAGCAAAGAATCCTGTTAACGGATTAGAATACGGGTATGGTGGTGTTAAGTTATTACCACGTATGCTTACACTAAAAATGGACACTACAACAAATGATATGACTACTAGTATTAGTGATAAATTTAAAGCAATGCCAAGTGTTAGCAACATTACTGCGTTCAACACAGACCCATTAAGTACATGGCGTGGTGCGTTTAGAGAATGTGCAAAGTTGGCAAGCAAAACAATACAAGGACAACTAGAGGAAGAAACAAATGATAGACTTAAAACTTGGACTACTCATGCTGATGGAATACATAGTAGATATGCGTTACGAGGTGCTAATGCTGGTATGCAGTTTGGCCTTTCTGTCGGCGCTGATTTGGGGTTAATAAATAACTTTGAATGGTTAGAACAACAGTATGCAAACGATTCCGTTTAATAATATAACGTCTTTAGGACAAAAAACAATGTTAGACAATCCGTTGTTTAATGTTAGCTGGATCCTTGGACGGTTTTGTAATTATAAATGTACATATTGTTGGCCTTATGCAAATACAGATAAGCCAGACCATCAAGAATTAAGTTTATATAAACATACTATTGATGAAATAAAACGCCAAGCAAGAGATAACAACTATACACAGTTTCATTTTAGTTTTAGTGGCGGAGAACCAACAGCATATAAAAACTTTGGGGAACTCATAGAGTATTACTGTAGTGATACAGCACCAGAATATCAAAGTTTACATATGACTACAAATTTATCACCAGGAAGTAAATGGTGGAATAAATGGTTAGAGACAACTAAAGATTTGCAACGTAGAAGTATTACAGCAAGTTTTCATGCAGAGTTTGCAAATGAACAAGAATTTGGAGATAAGTGTTTACAGCTTATGAAAGGAGGAGTACTAGTAACAATTAATCAAGTTATGGTACCCGAACTATGGAAGGAATATTATGAAAGATCATTACGATTTATTGATAGAGGAATACATGTTACTCTTAAGCCACAAAGCGACCCAACTGCGTCATTTGTGGTCAGTGGTTACACGGAAGAACAAACAAAAATCCTCCAAACAGAATCAGAGCAAGACACTCCTCAAGTCAGGCTCAAAGCAAATGATGGAATAGAATACGAACTTGACCAAGCAGAAAGATTAAATGCATTTGGCTTTAATAAGTTTAAAGGCTGGACTTGTAACGCAGGATATCAAAGTTGCATCATACGTGGCGATGAAGTTAAAAGAGCTTACAGTTGTAGCGATGAACCTCTAGGTACGCTTAAAGACGGTTTTACGCTGTTTAAGACACCATCTAAGTGTGTAACTGATACGTGTGTTAGTAGTGCAGATAATAAAATACCAAAGGTACAACTATGAAGAAGTTATGGGAACGCTATAAGGCGCATGATAAAAAAGTAAAAGAAGCACAAGCAAACTTTAAAGTTTCTGATATAAAGAACAAATACGTTAGAGCATTGATGTGGATTTTTATGCTTAAATTTGTATGGGATATTACTACATTATTTGAAAAGTATTTGCCTATGCCAACAGTATATAAAATACTAGGATTAGGATGGACAAAGTTAGGCTATTATGTGTTTTGGTTATTATGGTTTATATTCTTAGTAGTAGTATTATACAATGTATTAGGTGAAGAAGCCTTTGATAAGTTAGTTAACGAATTATGAAAATAGATATTAAAGATATTAAGTTTTGGATGGACGCTATTCGTAACAGCGATGACAGAAGCCGTACCTTAGAAAGTTTTTGGGGCGGACAGTTAGAATCTAAAACTTGGTTAGTTGATATTCTACAAGCAAAGGCTAAAACAATTAGTAATGCTAGTGTTGTTATACATGGCGGTTGGAATGGTGTGTTAGCAAATATGTTATTCAATAGTGATATTGGTATTAAACATATTACAAGTGTAGACCTTGATCCTGTTTGTAAAGAAATTGCAAGTACAGTAAACAAGCGTCAAGAGATGGAAGGTATGTTTGAAGCAGTTACAGCAGATATGTGTACTTACGAATATACAACTAGTCCTTATTTTGTTATTAATACAAGTTGCGAACATATTACACAAGAACAATATATGCAATGGTTAAATAATATACCAAAGGGTACAAAGATAATTTTACAATCTAATAACTACACCGAGTTAGAAGAACATGTTAACTGTAGTGAAACGCTTGGCGAGTTTGAAAAGAAATCAAAGTTAAAAATTGAAGTTGCAAAAGAATTAGAATTAACAAAATATAAACGATTTATGATTATAGGAACAAAAGATGTATAACTACGAAGATATTACATCAATACATTTAGAAGTTACAACAAGGTGCCAAGCAAGATGTCCTATGTGTCCAAGAAGGATCAATGGTGGACCTGAACTTGACAGTTTAGATCTTACAGAAATTAGTTACCAACAATTTACAAAATGGTTTCCTGTAAGTTTTGTACAACAATTAAAGTTTCTAAATATGTGTGGTAACTTAGGCGATCCTATTATGGCCAAAGACACACTAGGCATAATGCAATACCTACGTAAGCACAATCCTTTTATGACCTTGCAAATGCACACTAACGGAAGTGCAAGAACTACTGACTGGTTTAAAAGTCTTGCAGATGTAGGAGTAAAAATTGTATTTGGTATTGACGGACTAGGAGATACTCATGCGTTATATAGAATTAGTACAAACTATGAGAAAATTTTAGAAAACGCACAAGCATTTATTGAAGCAGGTGGAGATGCAAGATGGGATATGCTTGTATTCAAACATAACGAACACCAAGTAAGTGCATGTGAACAATTAAGTAAAGACTTAGGCTTTAAAGGATTTAGTATTAAGCATACTACACGTTTTAGAGATGGTAAGTTAGATGTAATTGATGACGACTATAATATTACGCATACACTATTACCATCACAAAAGAGTTTAGAAATGATTGCTCCAGCAGAAAAAGCTAGGAACGAATCTATGCCAACTATTAATTGTAAAGCAGTTCAAGATAAACAAATGTATATTGCCGCAAACGGAAACGTTAGTCCTTGTTGTTGGTTAGATTTAGAATGGTTACCACAACACTCTCATTCAAGAATAGATTACATGACAAAAATTAAAGAATATCCTAATTTACACAATCATTCATTTGAAGAGATTTTTGACAACGGCTTTTTTAACAAGATTAGTAGTTGTTGGACTAGTACTGGACTTAAAGAATGTTCAAAACAATGCGGAACGTTTGATAAACTAAACGCACAGTTTGAAAGGCATGAGCATGAGTAAAACATTTTGTCCTTTACCTTGGATACATTTAGCAACACGACCTAACGGTGACGTTAGAGTTTGTTGTACTGCTAATGCATCAGGTGCAGGGATAGAAGATGACAAAACAGTAGGGCTTGTTAAGAAAGACGGCATTGCTATGAATATGCGTGACCATACTATTGAAGAAGTATGGAATAGTGAGCATATGCGTAACACAAGATTGCAAATGCTAAATGACCAAGTACCTGCAAGTTGTCGTAAATGTTTTGCAGAAGAAGAAAAAGGTATTGTAAGTAAGCGTCAATGGGAAACTAAAGTGTGGGAAAAGCGTTTAGACATTGATAGTATTGTAGAACAAACAGACGCAGACGGTAACTTACCTGTTAACATTCCTTACTTTGATTTACGCCTTGGTAACTTGTGCCAATTAAAGTGCGTAATGTGTAGTCCACATGATTCAAGCAGTTGGATTAAAGAATGGAAACTACAAAAACCTAAATACAAAAACAAAGACTTAATTGCAGAACAAAGTTGGGATCAAGACTTTGATTATACTTGGTACAAGAAAGGATCTTTCCTTGATTCTATGAAAG